CGTATACTGCAAATGGGTATCGTGTAACTTCATCCGAATTAACTCTATTAATTGGGTTAGGTACTTGCCAAGCTATTCTCATACAAGATCTAAGACCAATCATATTTTGTTGGGCTAAATTGTATACAATTTCCCCGGTTAATGGATCTTGAATTACGGCTTGATCCAATATTTTCCATGTAATATCTTTTCTTATTGCATAGATTAATTTTTGCCAATCACCGGTAATTATTTGGCTTCTCGCTGGAATAATAGAACCATTTCTTGGGAAGATGCAAGGCTCACCATCTAATGTATAAATTGTTTTACCTTGAATACCTTCTTTATTTAACGCCTTAAATATTGGATTTCCGGCGTTATCCCTTAAGCCTCTAAGTTTTGCTCTTACTGTCATAGCACAAACATGGCCATTTACTAAATATCCGTCTTCTTCAACTTTAGCTATCAAGCCATTTTCACCCATAACATCATCGTATAAATCGCCTAACGATCCGGCAGTAACAAAATTACCGGCGGCAGTAGCAGCGGCTACGATATTTGTAGGCCAAACATAATGGGCGTTGATTCCATAAAATACCGCTTGATCAAATGCTAATCCATAAGCTTCAAGCAATAAAGGTTTAACTTCTGCCCAAATATCATAGTCAGCATCATCCAAAACAGCCTCTGGAATTGCAACGATTACATTTAATTCTTCAGCATCAAGATATTTATTTTCCCACATAACTTTAGTTGTAGATTTCCAACCTAGATAATCAGGGGTTGGCTTTTCAGGTCCTGGATTTGTAAAGTAAGCCGTTGGTAAAACTGATAAAACTGGAATTCTTTTCTGCGCTCTAGTCATATTAGGCGCACGATAAGCAAGTCCCATAACCGCGCTCATTTCAGGCACTTCCTGAATAATTTCGCGCATGTAATCCTCTGGCATTAAAGCCTCAGCCCCACTGCGGGGGATATATGTTGCCATATGAACACATCCTTTTCTTTAATTATCGACCCGTGGCCCTCCTGATTAAATCATTCAAGGACACGGACTTTTTTTTGTTATTACTACCTTGCTGATCATCCCCGGATTTGTTTGTATCGTCTGAAGATGTTTTTTTGATCAAATAGGGTTTTGCAGTAATTAAAGCTTTTATGGCTTCTTCTACTCCCGTGACGTTTCCATCATCATCAACATCAATATCATCCTTATCTAATAACTTATAAGCCGCATCGGTATCAATGACCCCTAAATTCGCCGCTTTATTAAGAATTTCAGACCTAACCAAGCGTTGGTTAGCCTTGACAATTGCCTCATTCGCTTTAGTCTCAGCTTCACCCTTTTCTGCCTTTAATCTTTCTTCGACAGACATTTGGGCTTTGAGATTATCATCATCAACCTGTTTTTTCCAGGCTTTACGTTCGAGACTCAAACGTTTTTCGATAATTCTATCAATTTCTTGCTGTGAAAAAGTTTTTGCTGGCTCTTGTTTTCCTTCGGGTTCTTCTGGTTTTTCTTCTGGCTCTGGTTCTTCTTTTCCTTCTTCCCCTTCTATTCTAAGAACTGGGAATAATGGACCTAACAACATTATTGTTAGTAATTTTTTTAATTTCATAAATTAACCTCTTTCATTTTTATGTTTGGCAACATACCGTTTTAAGTCCGTTCGACTTCCATCATTCGATGTAATTTGATTATAACATAGATTTAATTGTTTTAAATTTTAATTTCACGGTTTCCGGGGTATTCTTAAGTAAACTTATTAGAAAGTTAATTTGAAGCTGATTTAAATGTTTAATAAAGATTATAGGCCGACCCCCCTTAGTATTTTTTCCCGGCAATAACTTTTTTTCTTTAATCGGTCCTAATTCTTCAAAATAATTTCTATGTAAACATATAATTCTATATATTGAAAAATGGGACATATTTAATTTTTCGGCCAATTTAATAGAGTTCATTTAAAACCTTGGCGGCAATTTCACCGCTTTTACCTCTCAATTTTTGTGGAAAGATATTTTCCATTAGTTCTATTTCTTGTCGTTGCATTCCATCGCTTGCCGCGATTTCAATCATTTTATTCAATTCTTTCATGTTATTAGCATGGTAACCAATACTTTTATCATAAATAATGTATTCTAAATTATTCTTATCTGTTTTAAAATGTCCTAAGACATCATCTTTACAAATCCAATCAGGGAATATCACAGGTTTACCCAAGGCCCACGCTTCATATACTGTACTACCCGCGTCAGCAATGACAACATCAGCATCAATCAATAATTGCATAGTAGGGTAATTCTTTTCTTTATTATGTAATTTTGTCGTTGGATGCATACCATCAACAAACTGATAATCTTTAGATATCTGATTTATAAAACGGGTAAACATAGGAAAACTAGATCGTCCCCGATGCTTGTTGTTATATCCATGTGTAGGTAACCACGCAATAACTAGTTTATTTGTGGGATTCTTCACATATTCACCATTAAAAAGTGGATCAAGTTTAGTATACCCAACTTGAAAAATTGCCCCCTTGTATCCGGTTTTTCTCATTCTGTTTTCCCATGCCGGTCCTGGACAAAATGCGTATTTATAATCTTGGATATTGGGTCCTATCCAATAGTTTTTATCACCTATTCCATGAGATATAAAAATATCACGGGGACCTACCGGGGTTTTACCTTGTTGATTAATTCGTAAACTAGAAAAAAACCTACAATTTAATCCCTTACCCTCTTTACCGGGAACCGGACGGCTATAATAGCCCGTGTCTTGTTGTGGTAAATATTTAATTATCGGGTCCGCTAAGGCCTGTATAGCGTATTTATAAGCAAATCCAATATTTACATCATTATCATCATATGCAAAATTGAACTTATTACCTAAATATAATTTATGTTTCTTAATATACTGGGCATTATTTAATTTCCCTACTCTTAAATTAGGATTAGCCCGTATCATTTTAAAATTAAAATCTTGTGGACCAATATTTATTATTATTTCTTCATAAGGCCTAAATGTCCATTGGTCTATACTGATATCAAAGTGTGCCTTATTCATAACACTAACTAACACAGTTTCACCACCTGACTATCTAAAAATTGCCCATCTTCCACTAAATTCATTATAAACGAAGCTAAGAACGAAGGCTTTAACATATTATCAAAATCATCATCCGGGGCGATTTGATGCCTCATATCCGAATCAAACGCACCTGGGCATAAACAAAAAACTTTTATCCCATATCCTTTTAATTCTTCGGATAAACTTAAACTTAAATTTATAACCGCGGCTTTACTAGCCGCATAGGACGCCCGCCCAGGCCTAGCACCTAACCCGGCAGTCGAAGCAATATTAATAATTTTTCCTGGAATTTTATTTTTTATACACAATTCAGCATATAGCTTTGAATTATTAAAAATTCCATTTAGATTTACATTGATAACTTCTTGCCAATCTTGGACATTCATTTCTAATATAGATCCACCTTTATAAATCCCGGCATTGTTTATCAACGCTTCGGTTAATTCCAATTCTTTATAAAAATTACTCAATGACTCATAGTCTGTAACATCTATATCGTTCCACCTACAAATTGGATAATAAAAATAACCCCTTTTACTTGATTCTCTCGCTACTTCTTTACCTAGTCCCCTATTTGATCCGGTTATGACTATTGATTTCATTCTTGTTTTTCTCCTTGTAAATATTTATAAATAGCTTCAGCAATATAAACATCAAGAGGGGTCGTTATCTTAATATTTACATCTTCACCCTTTACAATTTTAGGGATTAACCCTAATTCATTAATGATTAAAGCGGCATCGTCTGTATAATCAAATTTTTCATTTACTCTAGCCTTGACATGCCCGTGATTCAATAGTTGGGTATTATATTTTTGTGGCATTTGAACAGGTCCAATGGTATTTCTATCAAAACTATTACCACAACAATCTATTACCGAGGCATACATTTGGCTAATTGGTACTACAAATTCATTTTCGCAATCCAACACCTTTTTAATTAAATTTAAACTCATAAAGGGCCTAACTGCTTCTCAAATCAACGCTTCCTCGGTAACAACTTCGCTTAAACCTAGATAACTAGAATCTTGACGAGTATCACCGCCTTGGCATACAATCA